GGACCTAACGATGCTGGGTTCGGGTCCACATTTGGGTTCAGATGTAGCGGAAGATCGACACCAGTACCGTTCGCGAGTTTCGATATGGGTTGTTTCTCCACAACGGTAAGGTAATCGGTGAAGCCACTCGTCGACGGCGCACCAACGCGGATTAGGTCCCCCACTTGTATATCCTTAAAGGGGTCGAATGAATGACTCTCGGGGAAAGTTGGCATAATCCAGTCAGTCGGCTCCTCAACGATCGTTGCGATACGAGGGTAGTCATGAACCCACACACTCTGCACCGGCGCGACGTAACGATCATCATAGTCAGTCTCTTGCTTAGGGTCGGCATTCGTGACGAATACGTCGAGCCATTTCTGCGAACATTCCATTGCCTCAGGAGTGAGTTGGAAAATGCCAACAACACTTTCCAACACTGTGGTAGAAGATGTGGCAATGGTTGTGGCTGAGCAGGCTGATGTTGACGCTGCATTTGTTGATCTGGAGCATCTGCTGGCTGAGCAACGGCCCGTACCCGTTGCATATTCTGGTGCCTGTGTCAGCTGCGGCGACTGCAACTTCGAATATGGCGGACCCGCTTCAGGGCATCCTGGATGTCGAATTTGCGACACTTGTGGCGTGGTGGAAAATGCTCCTGTGTATTGGGAGACGATGTATGGCAACATCATGCCCACGAAGTCGAGCAATTATAAGCGGATACATCACTGGCATGAGAGAATCAGCCAACTACTACTTATGGAGTCTGCAATCCCTGCTCCAGAAATGCTCGAAATTGCCGAGAAACTATGCGACGGCACATTCACAGTTATCAACAAAGACACTGTCCGCTCGGTACTCCGATCTCTAAACAAGCAACTCTACATCGAAAAGTGGCTGCAGATCATCTTCCGCATTACTGGCATACAGCCACCCTGTCCTGGTCCCATGGTCGTCCAACAGCTCGACTTCCTCTTCCAGGAACTGCAGCAGCCGTTCGAGGGCAGCAAGGGACCTAAGCGAAAGAACTTCTTAAATTACAACTACGTCTTCTGTCGCCTGTTCCAAAAGATGGAGTGTCGCCAGTTTGGCATGTTCTTCCCACTCATTAAGTCCAAGCCAAAACTTAAGAGTCTCGACGAGATGTGGAACGGGATGACGTCCGCTCTCGGTTGGCCGATTACACAGCTGGCACCTGTCGCGCCATTCGCTGTGCAACTTGCTCAACCTGCACTTTTACTACAGCGCCTAGCGTCGAAAGTCGCTTTCCCAAGTCCGACTGTGCAAACATTAGTGCCGCTGAGAACGGTATTCCAAAGGTGGGATCGTCATCCCGGAGAAACTCAGAAACGGAAGCAAGAGCGACTCCATTCAGCCCCACTTGCACCAGAGTTTCAAAGACTAGGTTTGTTACGGAAGCGCCTGCACTGAACGCCGGCAGCATGGCTTCGATGCCAGCACCTACTCCGACCCCCAGAACAGTGTGTGTAACAGAAACTTGAATCGCCCGACCAGTGCTCATGAACTAGTGTGTGTCTAGAAATTTAAACGTATTGGTTCCACGGCGAGGGCATCATGTCCCCAACTGACAATAAGTCAGATGCCGCCTCTGGTCCCGCGGCTGGCGGCACCTCTGCATCTGAGACCATCGCGGACGCCCAAAACTCCTCGCCGCCCACCTTGAACTCTCCCGGGTCCTGTGCCTTCCACCAATACAGCATCTCGAGCGGGTCCACCTGATGCTCGGCGCAAGTGTCTATGACGAGCACCTCGTTATCTTCGGTGTATGCATCCAGGATTTGCGCAAAGGCATCCTTCGTCAAGAAGTCTCCAAAGTCTTCCCAGAGCGCCTCACGTTGGCCTTTCTGGATCGTCTTCATTAAGAAACAGTAGTCAGTGTTACCACGGATCGTAGGCGTAATTGCTTTAGCGTACTGTGTCGTGATGAGCACGAACAATTTGTAATGGCGCCCAGCCACAAACAACTCCATAAGGTTCTGGTCGTATCGTAGGCGCTGATCACTAATCACGTCGTCCAGTAGTATAAAAAACGGCGCCTTCTTCTCCTTCTCTTCGTCTGAGAGATTCTTGTCGTTCAAGATCTTCTTTTGGCGCGTAAATACAGCGTCTAGAATCTCCGGCTCGTACTTTGGGTAGATGTACTTGGACGGTATGTACTGCTGCCAGAACTTGTTTAATTCGTCAGTTTGGCTAATGACAATCCCCGCCTCAAATTGGTCCTTCATTAGATACATCAAATTACGGAACACCCAAGACTTACCAGTCCGACGTTTACCTACAGCTACAATGGTAGCGTCAAGCTTAATGGCACTCGGCTGGAACTCTGTGATGTCTGGCAGTATAACCGCCGCGTAGTTGTCAGACGCCAACACTGGCATAGTGGCATGCTTCCCGTACGTCGTGGCCTTCGCTGCAACCGGCGCACCATTTGTCTTCGTGGCGACCCGAGGGTTAGTCTTTCCTACCGCATTGTCAGGGTTAGCTTTCTCATCGCCCATTCTCGTTACCTAATCAGAAAACTGCGTCTCCATCACACCAGTAGAGCCGTCGTAGATAGAGGCGAAGTCGTAAGTCAAAGTACCAAAGATCGGCACACTCGAGCGGACCTCAAGTTTCGAGCGCTGGCACACCACCGACACGTCTTCGAAGCTCCAGTGAATGCCAAACTTGTCACCGCCAACACCGGTGTAAACTTGATTGGCGAAGCAAGTTGCTGCGACGACGTCGCCTGGCGCAACGTTGCCGTTCGGCACAACTGTTCCCGTGTAATCGCACACGTTGATCGTGCGCGCAAACTTACCTCCCATGCCATCCCAAGCGTACTTGCTAGTCGACATCTGCACCGAGTGCCCAATAAGGACTCCGGAACCCTTATCGTACTTCGGACGCACAGTGCGGATCTGTAACATCTTTACCTCCTCGCGAGCGAGATTCTTACGGCCAAGGACCTTCAGCTGGTTGTTATGCACAAAGTCCAGCAGCTTATCGTCGACTTGTTCCATCAGTGCGGAAAACGGCGAGAAGTGCGGGTTCACTTCCCCGTTGATCGCACCGTCGGTGAGGTCGAGTGAGAACTTTGCCTTCTGAACGTCCGTCGGGCCCCACATAGTCCCAAAGTTCCCATCACCAGTGCAGCGGGGCCAGTTGGTGACACAGGCGGGGGTCAGGAAAGCCACCTCCACTGGCGCCGATGCCCCGGTCATCATCGTGATAGTTGGCTTCCCCTGACGATCTGCCCCCAGCGCGAAGACAATCTCGGGCACCTGCTCGTCGAGCTTTCCGTAGTTGCGTCGGGTCATCATGGAAAGAAACGGGGAGGGAGTGGAGCGAGGCGCGTCCCTTGACTATGGCTTAGAAAATGCAGTGTGTCCACACTGGGAGTGAACTGATATTCGTCACGTTCCCTCGGAACTTTCACGGAACCGTACAACGTGGACACCGTATCATATGCAACCTTACTGTTACGTATAGCAACCCCCGCGTTGTCGACCTTTGCGGAATTTATAAACGGAATTTTGCTCAGCAGACCGCCGTAAGCTTCACGATCACCCTTGCGTGGTGTGTCGCTGCGGCGCGGCTTTTCGGCACACCACTGGTTCAACAGAGCAAAACCAGAAGGGTCCTCGCCCACTTTACCATTGAACTGTGGCCGCAAATCTGGGATGGGAGCAAACTCGTAGAGGCAGGTACCGGAGCGTAGTTGCGACATGTCTTGTGCTCTAATTAGAATTAAGAATCCTCGCACTCGTTCGGATCACCACACTTCCCCATGCAATAGTGCTCACTAACACACGACATTGAACGCCCTTTGACTTTACACCAGTCGTGCATAGCTTCGTGTATGAGAGTGCCTACCAGTTCCGCGTGGCTCATGTGCACGCACGCTATCTCGATTGTGTGGCCGTCAGTCCTCCCGAGAATGCTATCGTCGTCATAGCAGATCACAGCTTGAGCAATTCGTTTCGTGGCCCCAGTGTCATCAAACTTAATTTGTGAGGCTTTGCAACGATATTTACGTAATGCATGTCGGCGGAACCTGTGCTGCGCGGAGCCGCACCCACTCTTAAATAGTCTTGCCGCCTGTGACTTAGCCACACATAGGCGATGCGTCGTCACCAGACGCTCGCTCGTCGTGGGGTACACCGGATAGACGCTTCCGCTTGGAACGTGCAGTGAGTGTCTCGTCATCATCGTTGTCGTCGTCGTCCATCTCATCATAGGGGTCAGAAGAAGGCACAGGGTAACCGGGGTCCACATTCGCATAGAAATCGTAAACCACCGAGCGTTCGAGGGCATCGGCCAGCGTCGCCTCGATGTGGCTCTTCACCTCCTTCGACTGTGCTGGGGGGCCATCCGCTTGGGCTTGCATGGCGGCGTAGAATTGCGCATAGAAGTGCAGGAGTATCTCGAAGCTTTGAGGGTCGCGATTGACGCGATACACCGCCATCCCCTCTGGAGACCAGCACACGTAATCACACCAGTCACGGTTACAGATCTCCATGAGCGCGTTCATCTGGCAGTAATAGTGCGCCGGAACTTGCTTGTGAATGCGCCCGCTGCCATCCCGCTTGAAGTAGAAGGGGCATTTGACTTCAATCATGCCCTTCTCGCCCACAAATCCATCAGGGGAACCGGCGAGCCAACTGTAGTCGGTGTGCACGTGCAGACCAGTCGGCATCACCACGTTTCCGGTTTTGGACTGGTACGCCATGATTCCGTTCATCTCGTTGTCGTTACCCCACCGTGTCGCGTCGTTGCCCTCAAACTTGTCCAGCCCCATCGCGCGGCTATATGCGACCTTACGCGACGTGTAATTCACAAGTCCGAGCGTCGCCCCGAGATTCGATGCCGTCATCTTGCCGCGACGTGCGAGGTGCCATGCGGGGGAGCGCTGCTGTAGATTGGCCATTCTTCTCTATACTGGAGAGTTAGAATTTCTTCTGACGGGTGCGCAAGGAGATGACGTGGGGTTGGACTGTGAAGGGTGATAATCTCGGCACGCCAGCTGAGTCTGCCGTAAAGGCGAGTTGGCCAGATTACAACGCCGAGTACTTGCAGAAGAAACTTAGCAGTAGGGAACGTCGCTATAATCCAGGTGCTCTTGACGACACACAGAGAGGTGTGTATCTTCAAGAGACTATAAAGGGTTATGAAGGAGAGGCAGAGGCGTGTCTAAAGGCGGAATTTGAAGACTGGCTACAGGGGACGCATGCAGAAAATGTAGCAGCTGAAAATGGGGGTGGATATTATTTCAATAATGACGCAGACACAGATGGGGGGCCAAGACGGCGACACGTGTATGAAGGTGCAGTATCAACTGAGATGCAAGACGACCCAAGCGGCAGCTTGGGTACTGGGTGGCGCGCGACACGGTGGGGTACAAAGCAGTTGACCAATCTCGATGGTGTGAGGGATTACCTCCGTGCGGGCAGGATTGCAAAGGATAACGCGGAGCGTGACATGAATCTACTTGCCGAGCGTGGCCCACAGGACCTGAACGAAGCGTGGATGTACTTCAAGCACTGGGTGAAAAGACGTCCAGTGAGCACATGTGACGAGAAGGGGCCACCCGGCTCAAACTTTGATAAGCTTACAAGACACGGGGTTGATCGTATGAATGGCACTGGGCCATCTAACTGGGTGACGCGCGACACGGTTAGTGGTGTTGGCCGACCCACAACACTTTTTGGACCAGAGATGCAGTGGACCAGACCAGCTGAGACTCCGGATGAAGAGAATCAGCAGCTTGATTATTACCCGGTTCCGCTTGCATATTACCCGGTTCCGTCGGTTACTCCGCAGCTTGAATATCAAGCCCCATCTCCGTCGATTGCTTCATCACAGAAGACGCAGGTGCCATCTTCGTACTCGCCTTACGTCGAGCCTGCCGACATGTACTTTGAGACAGCTGACATTGCTCTGCAGCGAGCTGAGGAACTGCTGCAAACTCCGATCAAAAATGAAGTTAATCCACCCACTCTTAACACTCCTGGAAATTGGAAGCTGGAAGATGGAAGCTGGCAGCTGGAACCCGAACCTTTGGTAGAAATTACAGAGCGCTCGGCTCGGAGAAGAAGAAGAAGTCTCGAAAAGAGGGTAGAGGATGAGCCGTTATAATCTAATGAGAGAGTAAAAATGGACGACCCCTTCTTTTCTGCTAAGAAACGCAACGACGGCGCGCCGTGGGGCCAGCACGGGAGTTATGTAGAGGACATCTTCCGGACCTACAAGCCAGGCAGCCTCCCGAAGCGCGACACTGCCTCTTTTGAGAAGGCCCTGGCATTCCGGCTCAAGGAGAAGCGCGAGTTTGAGGAGATGCGCGGCCAGCGAGACAACTTTAGCGAGCTTCTATTTTCGAGCTCTTCTAAGATGGCGGAACTCACGGCATCTCTTGAGTCGATGACGTCACAATTTTCCAGCCTCAAAGCGGAACATGAGCATCATCTCGCTAGCAGCAGTCGCACTCGGAGCGTCGACACTGTATCACATGAGCTCACCGACGGCGGCGAGTCTCGCAAAGAAGAGCATCCGAAAGACCTGCAGCAACGTGGGGGAGAGGGAACACAGCTGCGAGAGGCAGATCTGGGTGGACACGCCGTTGAACACGTGGCTGAGGGACGACCGCCAAAACCTGACGACGGTGGCCCAGACGAGCGAGTATGTGAGGGACCAGTATGTGAAGGAGGCGAGTGAACACCCAGGTGTGCGGCTCGTGGCGCACACGGTGAAGTAAAACTTTCTAACGTCTGGTTAAGACAATGCCGCAGTTGCAAATCAACCAGGGACCGCAGGATGCTCTACTGTACGACAACACCCGCTCGTATTTCACGAACGTCGGTTATGTCCGTACTTCGAACTTCCAAATGGAGCTGCGTGACGTGCCTGCCCAGAACAACCCGGCTCTCGGGTCTACTGTGCACTACGTGATTCCGAAGTCTGCCGACCTGCTCGGCCCGATCGATCTCATGGTCGAATTCAATGACGCGGCGGCACCTGCCGAGAAAACGACAGACGATGGGTCGTGCATTGGCAATTACGCGGCATGGGTTGAGACGCTTGGGTATGCGATGATCGACGAGATGCAGTTCTCGATTGGGTCGCACGTCGTCGAGACGATCACCGGTGACCAGATGAACATTATCAATGAGCTCATGAAGGGAAACACCCAGCGTCAAGGCAAGAATATTGGGAAGACGGGACGTTCGGCCATTACGCTTGACGTCGATCGCAACTCCGATATTCAGGCCGCGTCCGCCAGTACAAAAGCGTCCCTTGGTACGCACCACCTGCATGCCGATGCCGAAGAGTATTCGCGTGTGATCACTGCGGGAACATCGAAGACCACGGGCACGAGCCTTATCGTGCCGCTCAACTTCTTCTTTACGAAGCACCCGTCGCAGTATTTCCCCCTGTGCGCAATTGCGGGATGCAACGATGTGCGTGTGACGATCAAGTTCCGTTCACTGAATGAGTTGATGATTATCGGAAACCACAACTATGCTATTAGCTCGGGCGTGTCTGAGGCGGCACTCGTTGACACGGACGCCGCCTTGCTGAAACTGACTGATGGTATGAAATCTCCTATTCCGACTTTCGAAAACTCGTCGGCGCTGGCCGACGCTCAGCTGCGTTGCCACTATGTGCATGTGACGGGGCCCGAGGCGACTACGCTCATGAATAAGGAGCATGTGCGCCTTCTCAAGCTGTGGCATCACCAGCCGAAGACGCACACGGTGACGTACGGCGCGGATGGTGTGAAGGCCGACGGTACTTTCAATATGGATCTCTCGTTCCTGCACCCGGTGCAAGAGCTTATCATTACCGTTCGTAAGGCGAGCAACATGACCTCGAGCACCCAGCACGACGTCAAGCCAGACGATGCCGATCAGAAGGCAACGTGTAAGAACTACTTTGCCTATGAGGGTGGTGGTAAGGATCCTAACATTGATTCTCACCTGAACAAGATTTTGCAGCGCAAGCACGGTCAGGCGCCGCTTGACGAGCCGTCCATCGTGAATACGCTCAAGATTAAGAATTTCAAGCTAAGCTTGAACGGTCAGGAGCGTCACCCATCGCTGGCCAGTAAGGGTATCTCGCGAGAGTACTTGATGGATCGCATGATGCCAATGCTTCATAGCAACACGTCGGATACGTTCCTGGAAGCTGGTGTCACTGACCCAGGCCATGATGGTTCTGCTACCTTTGCGCACCTTGGCGAGATGCTCGACAGGAAGGAGATCTACGTGTATCCGTTCGCTCTTAACCCCGAGGGCGCAAACCCGTCGGGAGCCGTCAACTTTTCAAAGGTGTCGCACGCTAAGCTTCAGATCGAGTACGATGCGATCAAGAATGCGGCAGGCCTGGACAAGGAGGAGTACGTGTTTGACGTGTACGGCGTGTACTTCAACTGGCTGCAGATCAAGGACGGCCGTGCACTCACGAGTTTCCAGTAGATAATCTGACGGGGT